CGCCGTTTAGATGATTGGAAACCAAACGAACCTCACCACCCTTGGGGTTCTTGTTCGCCGCAACAAAAGCAGACGCAAACTCATCCGCCTCAAACCTCGGAAACTCCCACGCATATGCCTTGGCGTTCTCAATGAACTCCACCGCACCCTGCGGATAGTTGTCATAATGCTTGTAAACGAAACACTGATCATCCGTGTCTTCCAAATCAGTGAATTGATAAATCGCTCTAGTTCCCATTGTCTGCCTCCACTACATGATGAAACGAAACCCCCGAACCATGACACTCGCTACACGCCTCTACCGTCATGTATTCAGTCGGCTCATAACCGTGACCGCAACACCAGTCACAGGATATAAGGTATTCGATGCGTGAACCTTGAATCACGAATCTTGAAACTTGTTGCTCTTGCATATTGTCCTCCATAACAATTATTTTGTTATCTATACATATAATGAGACACTATGCAACACTTATTTGCGCTAAAACCGGATAACGATTCCTCCTCCTCGAACCTTGGTCCTGGTCTTTGGCACACTTGTCCCACTTGTTACAGTAGTTTTGCTGAAAAATTGCACTGAAAAAAATTTCAAATGTAGTGTAACAAGTGTAACAAGTGTAACAAGAATCGCTGTAATCCACAGCTAGCAAGGGTTTGACCTTGGCACACTTCTAAGTGTTTTTTGGCACACTTGTTACACTTTGGAGACTCTATAGGAGTCTATGGACAAAAAACCCGAAAAATGAGAGGGTATAGAAAATCGTCAAAAACAGCGTTTTTTGCGTTATAAGTGTAACAAGTGTAACAAAACGGAACAAAAAAATGACCGCAGATAGTATTGCTAAAGACATTGAAGAGGAGAGTGGACGCAAGTTGACCAATCGGCAGCGCGAGTTCGCTCGTTATTATGTTGAGGGTATCTACTCAAATGCCGAATGTGCGAGGAAGGCTGGATATGCTGATGCCTCTGCTAACTCTATAGCGGCGCATCTTCTGGCTGGTAAGAAGTTTCCCCATCTTGTCGAATATATCCAAGAACTCCGAGAAGAGCGAGAACGCCGATACGGTGTGACCGTGACTGGACAGCTCAAGCGATTACACGAACTGTCGGCTGGGGCGGAAGAGGCTGGACAGTTTTCTGCCGCTATCAATGCCGAGAAGATCCGCTCCGCGCTGGGCGGCTTGACTGTAGATAGGCGAGAACAGATCCATCAACTTGATGACCTGTCGCGTGAAGAGATCGCCGCACGGCTGGTCCAGCTACGCCAGCAATATCCGCAGGCATTCATTGAGGGTGAATATAGGGAGATAACTGATGCCGACACCGGAGGCGAACTTTTGGAATACAGTGAAACGGAACCTGCCGACAGGGTGCTACCCGACAAGGATTGAAAACCGCCATGGGGGCGGCGTGCCTGATGTGCATTTTGCTTGGTCTGGACTTGTGTTCTGGATGGAATTAAAAACAACTAAAAACAATACCGTCAGAATCTCCCCACAGCAAATCGCGTGGAATACCGCGTATTCGCGCAACGGAGGCCTGTCATTCATCTTGGTTAAGCACCTCTCTTCGGGAGACCTATTTTTGTTTGAAGGCGCCCAGAGCCTAGAAATCGGGCGCAATGGCCTACGCACTGGAGCCTTGTTTCGGGGTTCGGGGCACCAGGACCTATGGGCAGCGGTTCGGGAGTCGGGGATCGGGCATCTTGAATCAGTGCTATCGGGGCTTCGGGTCGGGGTTCGGGATTCGGGGCTACCAGCTCCAGGGGCACCAGGAACTGGTGCGCCAGTACCAGGACTAGAACCTGGTATCGAGGCAAAAGAAAAGGAGGCCTAGGCCTCCTCCTCCTCTAATTGTTCAATAACATTGTCCAAGCAATCACCAATTGTTATTTCTGATCCATCGTTATCTTTTGGCTTTCGATCAAAGCCGTAATAGATCGCCATTTTCTTAATGTCATATAGGTCACAAAGTAAATCACTAATAATCATTTTACTGCCCCCTCTTTTTCATCCTCTATGCTTGCCTTGATCTTGTCGATTAGGGCGCCGAACTCCGCGAACCATTGCCTTTGATCCGGATCCAGCTCGCATTGATCGACCACAATTTCCTTAATCTGATCTATGATATCTTGTTTTGTCATTTTACTGCCTCCACAATTTGGGTTACGCCATTGTTTGGTTTATAGCAAAGCATGCAATCAATGCATTTTTGACCTGTGCAGTTTTGCGCAACGTCACTGCCCTTTGATACATTGTTAAACGTGCGATCAAACATTGCCGGCGGGTTATCCATTACCGCGTCAATGCGCGGGTTGCTGTAGATCAGGATCAGGTTCGCGGGTTTCGCGTGCGTGCTGTAAAACTTGCGAATCCAACCCTTGCGCTTTGTCCACCATGCAAACGTGCAATGCGGGTTATGTTCGATAATGTTGTGAATGTTTTCGATCATGGTCATGTTGATAATCTCGCCATGGCCGGAGATACGAAAGAATGCATCCAGAATGGTCGGCAACATATGGGGCGGGATCAATCCGCCCGACAAGGTATCACTGTTCATCTGCCATGCCGGTATGCAACTTTTGCGCATACCTTGAAGCATTTCGGCGGAATAGCATTTTGTGCAAATGATATCTTCCGCCCCGCTGTTATACATTTTCATGCAATAGTCATTGGACAAGGTATTAGTGTTCAATGCTTTGAACCCTTTCAACTTGCCCGTCATGTTCGATATTTTAAGCATGTTCTATCCTCCATATTGACAAGGACATTATAACTAGAACACAAATAAAAAACAAGCGAATATATTCGGGTTCGGGTTTACCTGGACCTGCCCTGGTGACTGGCGCCGGGGTTCGGGATACCTGGATCAATACCTGGTATCGAGTCGGGGCAGCAGCTGGCAGCAGCCTTTCGGGTCGGGAGTCGGGGCAAAAGAAAAACGCCCAGGGTTGCCCCTGGGCGCCAGCCTTGCAGTTGGAGGACATACAAGAATTACAGTCTTACCAGGACCTCGAGGTCCTGGCAATAGACCAGCCCCATGACTGGGGGCTGGCTAATCGTTTCTGGTGATATAGAAGATGGCAGCGATGCCGACAATGTGGAAGATGAGATAGCCTGCCATAAAGAGGCTATCCCATTCTAGGTTATGCGTATTCAGATTGAAGATGTTCATCTATCTCGTCACCATCTTCTATGCTGTCATGGTAGAAATCACCATCAACGCCATATTCGCCATGGTATCCGCAACCATATTCCACATAACGTGCGACCAGATGGAATCCTTGTTCAATCATTGCGTCATATACAGGGATTGGTGGCGACCATGCGGTATCAAATTTGAACACATATGTGCCTTTACCATCATCTGCATCATAGATTTCATCTGAATCCCATGGCTGGCAGATATCCCATTTCGTTCCCCAATGCTTGCACGCCCAATCATACCATGATGCTGTGCCATGGTCGGCAGTCATCTGGTCTAACTCGGCTTGTGGGATGGCGACATTGTTGCCATCCTCATCTTCGCGCCACAAATTACACGAAACACCATCAATCGTGCACGCGCCAGATGTGATGCCTTTCAGCGCGTCCGGCATTGGTTTGATATGGTCGCATAATTCGCCTTTGATGATGGCGTCTTTCAACGCCACCATCTTGTTTTCATCCTTGTGGGATACATAGATTACATTCTGACACCAATTAGGCATATCGTCCTCCTTATGCTCTGATTTCAAGTTGTGTCGCGGAAATGCCGATTTCCAATTCGCCCAAGGTCTTAACTCTTTTGACCTGCTCCCAATCCAATGGGATAAACTCGGCGAAATCGTCTCCGCTTACCGCATAGGTTTTATCCCAAATGTCTTCCTCATCTCTGTGGAAACCATTGGCATAAATGACATGGACGCCATCGCCATCCTTGTCGCGCTCGGCAGATGGTGACATGACATAGATGCCATCATCCTTGACTAGCCATAGACCATATTCCTCTGTGGTCTCGTCAACATATGGAATCTTGCGCTTGTGCTCCGTCATCCAATCAATCATCCGAGCAAATTCTTTGCTCTTAAACTTCAGTCTGTGCATGTAGTCCTCCATTAAGACTGTTAGTGATGCAATCATTATATCAAAAAACAAACTAAACACAAACAAAAAGGGCGGCATCTCTGCCGCCCTTTCCGTCCTATGGAGGAATTAGATATAGCCTAATTCCTTGTTGAGTCGTTTGTTTAGGCGCGGGTCGCCATCCTCAAACTTCTCAATCCGATCCCATCCGCGAGGATTGTCATCGTGTCCTTCTGGAACATAGCGATCCGTAATCTCATACTTG